AGTCCCTTTGCGACCTGTTCCCAGGCCGACCAGACCTCATGAAGGCCTGTTCCAGGAACGGTGTAGTCCCAACTTGGAGCTACACCGATCCGTAGTTTGTAAGGCGTCTCATACATCTTGAGACTAACCTTACCTCCCGTCAAACTACCCTTAACAGCGGCAAGAAACACCGCACTGGAGTTCCAGTACAGAGATTTACACTCTTCGCTGCACTCATCAGTAACATCGATGTCATCTGACTCAGGTACGTACCTTTTATAAAGGTAACTTCCCTGGTAGTGACGACCGTGTCTATCAGGCCTAATGGCCCTAAAGACGTTTCGGGTCTGGATGCAACTAAGTGGCATTCGGATACCAGCATCGGGGTTCTCCCAAGGAGGTATCTCGATTCTGCGCACCTTCGTGGTTAGCCATAGTATGGTTCCTTTTAGAAGGATGCCATGTCTGGCGGACCATTCGGTGAGTGAGTTGATAAGGGAGTAGACTTCCTGCTTGTGTCTGAGGGTTTTGCAATATACACCTCTGACATTGACTCCGTAGAAAAAATCGGAGCCGCAGGATTCCCTAAAAGGCTCATGTCTACCATGGAAGGTCTTCTCCGTATTAAGGATGAAGCCTAGGTAGTTAAGAAGACGCGAAACAAGCCCGAAGGCTTCCTCAGCGACGATGATATCGTCACCGAAGACTCCCCAGTTCTTGTCTTTCGTCGTCCTAACCAGTGCAGCGGCCTCGCCGCTTGCATCTTTGACATACGCAACCCTGCTTGAGCGACTTTCAAAAGGTACGCCCAAAGCACGGTATGCAGCCTTTACTACACAGGCAAATAAAGCGGTCTGAAGTGGGAAACAAAAAGCATTTCCCATGGTTGCCATCATGTGCAACTCGACAACAGACCCATCCGGTAGGATGCCTTGTCCTGTACGTAGTTTGTTCAACCACATATAGGAGGATGCAGGAATCACTTCCTGACAGAGCCTTACAGAAAGGCAATCCGATGCAGACGAGAGGTCAATAGTCGCGTAGCTACCCGTGAACGATCCAATCTGTGCCAGTTTAGCATTCAAGCTTGGCTGGACAGCAAGATCAATTCCAAAGTAGCTCAATAAGCGATCCTCAAGAATCTTCTGCACGCTCTTCTGAAAAAACATACTCAGAGGAGGCTCCGGTTTCACCAACCGCGAGATTTTAGCGGTTTTAGGGACAGGAGTAATTGTTGTTGCCTTGATGATAGGAGGTGTACCACACTTAAGACTTCGACACAATTCTGCGTCTAGCCTAAGGGGGTTCTCCCGGATCCATAGATCATAAAGATCTCGGATAAACTCGCTCCCCGCCGAGAGTTCAGAATGACCAGCTTTATCCAAAAAGCTGGTTGCTCTCGTGTTTGGGGAACTGCCTGGGCCGTAGTCAGGGTAGGCTAGGATGTTTCCAACATCCAGTAGTGAGTATCCTTCAGGCGTAAAGAATTCATAAACTGCCTGACGGAATTCACCTAGCGCTACCTCATCGTAAGGGCCAAGCATGTCCGCGGTTGCTTTGAAGTCCTTGCAGCGTTGATTTGCTTCAAGGAACTTCTCGAACGCAGCCGTATCGGCCGAAGCCTGATCTATCTCGTCTTTAAACTTCTTGACGATTGATCGTAATAAGGAGGCTGCTGCGAACTGTTGAATTGAACATCCCACTGGCTCACGGACTGTGAAATCTTTTCGATTGATCTCCCAGCCGTGTAGACCGCCGCAGAAATGCTCACTAAGGTCATCAAGGACATGATCCCAAAGAGCAGACATATTAGCCATGCTACACCTCGAAAAGGAGGACGTTTAGCTTCAGTTTCACCGTTATCGCGTCGACTGTAATTGGAAAAGTCTTCGCGAGACATTACATCGTACCCGTCGTAACTGTATCGGTAAGACCTTGAGCAATTTGCCAAAGCAAACCGATATGGGCTGATATAGCGGCCTTAATGTTTACTAGGTCGTATGTGTCAGCACCTGATGGGATACGCAGGTCCGTCTTTATGAGCATAGTCTGTATAGGCTGGGAAGCCAAGACAGACACACCCTTCCTAGTTAACACCGTGAAGGTGTTGTTCGGGAAGGACCTGATAACGCCGGATGGATTCGGCTGACCCAGAACCTTGAAGCTCGAAGGACGAAACATAGTCTGGGTAAAGGGTGAACTAAGCGAATGCGCCGTCACTCCGGTCTGAGTCCCACCTAATCCAGAGACAGCATACTGTTTGCTGACCGCGGAAGGGGGAGTATCAGCTACGATAGTGTAGGTCGGGCTTGTTAACCCGCTAATGGCAGCGCCGGTAATCGGCGACGTAGGTGTAAAGGACATCGGAGTTACTCCGTAAAGGTTAAAGGAACTAGCGCCATTTTGACGCAAGCAACGCCGCAAGACCGGACCATGACCAGTATGAGCTTGGAAGCTCTAATTGGAGGGATGGTACGCTAAGGGCAGGAGCACTACGCGTATAGAAGGTTGTAACAACCTTACTAGGACGCGAGCTTTGTGAAACGCCTGCATAAGCTGTGCTAAGAGCACTTCTTACGTAGGCCTCATCTAATCGTTGATTAGATTCGCGGATATTCTCGGACTTAATGGAATGACTAAGCCAGGCGAAATTCATCGCTAAGGCGTGGATACCATTAAGGATCGTGCCGATATTTGTAAAATAATCGACGACGAATGAGTAAGGGATTAACTCCCAGATGGTTGGAATGAATTCCTCCAATCGAAAACCACTTAATCGGATGACTTCATCCGCAGCGGTGACTTCGATTCCGCGATAATCACAACGAACGACCCCTTTGAGTACGCTCTTTGACCGACTGTAAGAAACAGTGGTAAGCGTATCTTTGAAGAAGTTCGCGCGGTATGTAGTGATGGTAGAGGTAGAACCGTTCACACGGTCTTCACCCTGACCATATACACGGAGTGTGTCAACCTTAGACTCGAAGGTCGAGTACGCGTTACACGCGGACTCTATATCGGCCATAAGGGGACTCCAACCATAACAATACTCAAGCCAAGAATTGGCTAATACCTTGTTAGCCGCTTTCGCCTTACGGCGCCAACGAGGAATACCGCGAGGGTTCCTAATTGGTGGAGGGCCGACCCTGTCTCTTATTCGATGGGCGCGTCTTAAATATGCGCTGAAACCATCGCGTAGAGCAGATGCTGGTCTCCGTAACATTTTCAGGGTTTCACCGAGCTGGCCTAGAAATATCATACCCTTAAAGGGTGAGACAACTTCGTTGGCATTAGCAAGGAAATTCCCCAAGGCAGTGTTATAAGCCTTAGAGGTGCTCACAGGCGTTTGAGAGGGCAATTGATTGAGCCCGATCTCGTCATAGAGATCCTCATACACCACTGTACCCGACTTTTTCCAGGCAACATGTGCCTTGAAGTAGCCGAGATCTACAGCCGTATCTTTGCGAAAATAATATGAAGTAGCAGATTCGATTGCTGCTATCTTCTTTTTATAACCAGGGACTGACTCACCTTCTCTTGACATTTGCCAAGATAAGTAAGCAGTAGTCGTGCTGACCGAGCCTGTCCAATTACGGTAGCTCTGTTTTAAAGCACGAGTTTTGGTCGTATTTTCTAATACGGTCATGTGAACTCCTGGCCATGAGGCCACTCTTAGTTCCGGTAGGTTTAC